GTCTACAAATACTAACTCACGCGATAGAAGTGAGACAGTCTACATCTACGAGAATCAGTATCTTGTTAAGAAAGAGAAGTCGAGTTCAAACTCCAGCAGAAGCGAGCGTGACTCTAATAAGATTGCAACACTCATTAGAACGCTGAAGAAGAACAACGAGTTTCCTAGCGATGAGAATATGACTAAGGCTTACGCAGAAGAAGTCATTACTGCAATTCATCCAGTCAAAGATTCGGCTAGATATGGCGCACCTAAAATAGAAGTGCATATCGACATTGTAAAAATGTTGGTAGAAAGCCAATTAGGTGTTGACACTATTTCAATACAGCAGTACGCTAGCGATCTCAAAGATTCGTACAGTAAATATTTAGTCAAAATGAAAACATACAATGAGTCAGCAGACGACCATAAAAGATTCTGCAAGGGCTTCAAACTCATAGGCATTGACTACGAGAACTACTATGAAAACGATGGTACTCTCCCAGTCAAGTATCTTGTCGGTGAGGGCGTGGTTGATAACACTAACAACCGCGAGAAGGTACTCATTCAGGGTAGCCTGAAACGCTATTCAACTCTGAAAGATATACCCGAAGTCGCAGTCGATGCGATGATGATCGCTACCTACATGCAAGGTAAGTCTACCGAAAGAATCTACTCCAACAGAAACGAGTTGTTCATAGGTAAGATTGACAGATTCTTACCTGAACTCGACATCAGCGCGGGCTATCGCAACAACATCGTGTGGGTGGTCATTCCCAAAGAGCCCAAGTAATGTACAGCGAACTTGAATACGTTACGCAATATATGCGCTCACTACACGACGCTAAGAAGTGGCCTTCCATGCCATACAAGACCCCTGATATGTGGCGCGTTCCTGTATACAGAGAAGACGATGGTTATGCAGTTGTTGTGCAACCTGACAGAGTGCGGTACTTCACCGAAGAAACATTACCTGACTTCATGAAGGCTTCACTTGCAATGATTCACGCATTTCCGCCGCCTAAGAAAGAACTATATCAAGTCTCGGTCACGGATTCGTTTATCAATTACCACAACCCAAAGCTCGACGATGTGGGGTGGATGGTGTGCAAAGATTTGTACATCGTAGTCATGCACTATTCGCAGCTTGGTGAGATTGGCTACAACAAGGAGAAATCTACATGGCAGATACACCTGAACGCAAAGTAAAGAAGAAAGTCCTCATGGAACTGGCTTCTATCGGGGCTTACTACACCATGCCCGTAACGAGTGGATTTGGTAATTCAGGAGTGCCTGACATTCTATGTTGCTACAACGGGTGGTTCATCGGCATAGAGTGCAAAGCGAACGGCGGTAAGCCAACGAAATTACAGCAGTCTCACTTAGATGAGATTGAGATGCGGGGCGGCTTGTCGTTCATCGTTGATGAACACAATGTCGGGATTATCAAACAACTCATATTGGACAACGCAAAATGAAAGAACTTAAATATCTCTCAAGAGCATTACCAACACGTATGTGTACAGACCCGAAGTTTAAATTTAGAAACGCCTCACAAACCGATGTGCGTAGAACATGGCGCAAGGCGAGGTTGCTTATGCGATTAGCGAAAGGAAACCCCTATGAAAGCCTTACTTGAATTTGCGTACCCTGAAGATGAACACAAACTTCAAAACGCGATGCGCGGCACAGAATACTACGAGGCGTTATGCGACATAGACAACATACTAGCGATGCCTTACACGAAGGCGGAAGCCTACACAAAGATCAGAACAGTAATACTAGAAGTGTTGGAGGGTACATGACATGGCCCTTCCCCCCATTCCCAAACCCAAAGGACAAGAACGACAAGCGAGAGCCGAAGTTCAACCCCGATAACTTTGAGGATGCACCGAGATGACACCAAACACAATTGAATTTCAGACGACAGGAATAGACACGGGTCGTTGGGTGATGCGTATTACAGCAGACAGACGCATTGAAGTGAACGAAGATGTTGAGGTAACAGAAGCGGCACAAAAAGTTTTAGAAGCCATGCGGTATTTGCTTTTGCAACAGAAGCGCACATGGGTAGGACTGACTGATGTAGATGCCGTTGAATTATGGCAACTTACAAGGCATGACATAGTTGAATTTGCCCGAGCCATTGAAGCCAAACTCAAGGAGAAGAACACATGATTGATTTTGAATCACTGATGATTGGTGTGGGCGTTGGGATTTTTGCAGTGGTTTGCGTTCGCATCATTGATTACATTTTTGCCAAACTCAAGGAGAAGAACACATGATTCACACAGACGAAGACGATGAGTTCGAGCGCATTGCGCATGAGGCTGAGATGAAGAAGGGTCAGCCATACCACTACGACGTTTTTGTGTCGCCATCACAGCGTAATACAGTCTTGGAAGAAGTGGCTAAGGAGTTTGACGCAATGAAACCATTTGGTGATACCGCCGCAAGCTTTGCGGCATTTGTAAGAGGTATGAAGAAATGACGAGCGATGAAATTTATAAACTAATTGAGGATAACGGACTGACCTTGCATGGCGACATTGAACACTTCGCCGCTCTTGTTGAAGAACATGTGCGCAACACCATGAGCGATGAAGCCAAGGCGCATTTGGAAGAACTGCGCAAAAACTTTGACGTTGAAAGCGCAGAACTAAGACTGCACATGTGGTCACAGGAGAAGCAAGCATGACTACATTGAACCCATGGGAAGAGTTAGCGCAAGTTGACCGCCCAAGTATTTTCTTGACAGACCCGTACTTTCGTGCGCGTAACCCAAGCAATCAAATCAAAAGCAAGGAGGATCTAGGATACAAACAATTCGGCACATTTACACGAGCAAAGGAGAGACAACCAAACAAGCACGAAGGAACACTAGAACATGCCAAGACCAAAACCACCCGCCCCCCTAAAGGCACGATACGTACGTTTGTCCGATAGAGAGTGGCTGATATTTAAACAACTAGGTGGCGCTGAATGGCTAAGAGAAACACTAGACAAAAAAGCACCGTTACCAAAAAGCTATTACCAAACTTTTCAACAACCAACCAAGGAAATAAAATGACATTTCATACAAAAAGCAAAGCCCAAGAGATTCGTTCTTATGTTGCGGCTAACCCCAACGCTAAACCTAAAGACGTTGCCAAAGCAATCGGTACTGGAATTCAGTATGTGTACGCAGTCTTGTGGACCGCCAAGAAGAAAGCCAAGGTCAAGAAGCCAAGTCTCCCACGCAAAGTGATGACACTAAAACAAATCAAAGAAGCAACCGCTCGTGTGCAAGAGTTTATTAGGCAAGATTTACCGCCGATGCCGTCAACTCAAATAGAAATGTTTGAGCCAGCGAGTGACCCAGTCAATCACCCTGCGCATTACAAGGTGGGTGGCATTGAGACCATCGACTTCATTGAAGCCAAGAAGCTGAACTACAACATCGGTAATGTGGTGAAGTATCTTACAAGAGCTGACCACAAGGGCAACCGCAAGCAAGACCTTGAGAAGGCATTGTGGTATCTGACACGCGAAATCAATTCACTCAAGTGAGTCGATGATGCTTGAAGGAATCAAGATACTAGGGGAACGTATAGTCAACATGCCTGAACTATACGACCCGAATGAAAACAGAGTGACGGAAGTCAAAATGACTGATCCTGAAATTCCTCTTTCTCACCAAGTAGATCAACTTATTCAGCTTGTTTGCGAAAACGCTGATGGAATCTTTACTGATGAGGAAATTAAGTACATCAAAGACTCCATAGTCGAGTGTAGGCGCAGGGTGTTTAACTCTTGGGTGGTGGGCATCATCGCAGACCAAGACTTAATTCTGCCAAGAACTCGTGAGCAAATGAAAGCTGAGATAGAGCGCGAGGAAGAAGAACGCCAAATGGATCGTGAAAGACAACTCGTCATGGAGCAAATACAACAACGTATGAAGCAAGATGAAATGCTACGTGGTGGCAGAGGTATCGCTAATAACAATTTAACAGGATTTATTTAATGAGCCTTATAACCATCGACTTTGAGACCTACTACACCAAAGATGGATTGGGTTTCGCTAAGCAAACAACAGAAGAGTACATCCGTGACCCGAGGTTTGAGGTCATAGGTGTTGCTGTTCAGATTGATGCTGGCGACCCAGTCTGGCATTCAGGGGATCGTGAAACGCTACGCAAGTGGCTTGGGCAATTTGACTGGAAGAATAGCATGGTCATTGCTCACAACATGCTGTTTGATGGCGCGATTCTAAAGTGGCACTTTGGTATCACACCGATGGGGTATCTTGATACTCTGTCCATGGCGAGAGCCATACACGGTGTTGAGGTCGGTGGTTCGCTGGCCAAGCTAGCGTTGCGCTACCAAATAGGAGAGAAAGGTACAGAAGTTAATGACGCCGTCAATAAACGCCGTACCGACTTCACTCCCGAGGACTTGGCGCAATATGGTCGTTACTGTGAGAATGATGTCAAGCTGACCTACGAGTTGTTTGTACGCATGGCGCAAGGCTTTCCGATGGAGGAGTTAAAGCTCATCGACATGACCTTGCGTATGTATATCCATCCGATGCTGTGTATCAATCAGGATACATTGAAGGAACGTCTCGACGGGTTACAGAAAGAGAAATCAGAATTACTTTCTTCACTGATGGTAAAGCTCGAGTGCGAGACCGAGGAAGACGTTCGCAAGAACTTATCTAGCAACAGCAAGTTTGCAAAGATACTGCAAGACCTAGGCATTGAAGTGCCGATGAAGGTCAGCCCAACTACTGGCAAACAGATGCCGGCACTCGCTAAGAAAGACGAAGGGTTCATTGCCCTGTCTGAGAGTGAAGATACTTTTATACAACACTTGTGCGCTGTGCGCCTTGGAACGAAGTCAACGCTTGAAGAAAAACGCATCGAGCGTTTCATGAAGATTGGCGAACGCAATAAGGGAATGATTCCCATCCCCCTGAAATACTATGGGGCACACACCGGTAGATGGTCGGGTACTGACAAGATTAACTTTCAGAACTTGCCTAGCCGTGATCCAAAGAAAAAGGCTTTGAAGAAAGCCATTGTGCCGCCCGAGGGCTATGTCGTAATCAACTGTGACTCATCGCAGATTGAAGCGCGGGTGCTACCTTGGCTTGCGGGTCAAGACGACATCGTTAAACTGTTTGCTGATGGAGAAGATGTTTACTCCGTTTTTGCGTCTGCTGTATACGAGCGACCCATCACCAAGAAGAATCCTGTGGAACGGTTTGTGGGTAAGACCTGTATTCTGGGCCTTGGCTATGGCACTGGGGCTTTAAAGTTACAACACACACTAGCTACCACGCCTCCCGGTGTGAAGCTAACCGAGGACGAGTGCAAAGGACTCGTGACCAAGTACCGTCAACTCAATGACAAGATCATTGATCTGTGGGCTGAGGGTGATCAGATGCTTGATGAGATGATGAACTCAAAGATCACCGAGCCACGAACATTCGGTAAACACAACTGCGTGTTCTACGACAACGAAGGGCTGATACTGCCTAACGGTTTCCGTATCCGATACCCCAACTTACGCCGCGAGTACGAGGACGGCAAGTCCAAAGTAATGTACGACTCACGCAAGGGTAAGGTATCCATTTGGGGCGGTGCTGTGGTTGAGAACGTGGTTCAAGCTCTAGCAAGGATCGTCGTGGGCACTCAGATGGTTGAGATCAACGAGAAGTATCGCGTTGCGCTAACCGTGCATGACGCCGCTGTTAATGTTGTTCCAGCGGATGAGGCTGACGAGGCCGTGGCCTTCATAACTGGCATCATGTCTAAAGCCCCCGAGTGGGCAACCGGACTTCCTGTCGCGTGTGAGGCCGGCGTTGGTGAAACCTACGGAGACTGCTAATGCTTAATAAACACGAACTTTGGGCGCGGGCAAACGGTATCAACATCCAGTCATTACGACTTCCCATACAACAAACTCCCGCACAATACCAAGCTGAACAGAAGCGCAAGCAACAATTGTTTGCGGCTGACTACGCTACCGAGAAGGCGGCTTCCAAGTTAGTGAGCGAACTGCTCGACGAGAAGGGGTGGAGCTATGAGAAAGAAGTTAAAACAACAAGCGGTAAGGCAATCGACTTTGTTGTGACTGCGTGCCACGAGGACCGTGAGATCAAGTTTGGCATAGAAGTTAAACGGCAGATGTCACCCCACTACCCTAACGGTCTCGCCGCAACAACCCTTGCAGATCATTTGGAGCAAGCGGCGGCTTATGCGCGTGACCTTAACATGCCTGTATTCATAGGGCCAGTCCAAACAAGCAAGTCACCAAGCAGTATGTACACGGGCGGCAAGACTGTTGACTCAGTATGCGCTTTAAATATCTTTGGTGGTCGTATGAATGTAGGCACGTTTGTTGTTGGCAACACTTGGCATGGCGACAAATTCTTCATGATCTTGCGTGGCGCATCCTTTTACGAGAACGGGTTCAACCCTAAGCGCTTAAATATGGTAACTTCTACTGGTTCTAAAAAGGAGCGCACAGATATATGAAAGCCAGTGAAATTAAGTGGTCGTACTCCGGCCTCAAGGACTTTGCAAATTGTCCGAAGCAGTACCATGAAGTTAAGGTCTTAAAAAATTTTAAGAAAGAAGCTACAAAGCAAATGTTATACGGCACAGAGGTCCACTCTGCGCTGGAAAACTACGTCAAAGACGGTACACCCTTAGCCAAAAACTATGAGCGGTTCAAATCCCAACTCGATCCCCTACGGGAGATGGAAGGGGTTAAGTATCCTGAACATGAAATGGCTCTGACCTACGATAAGAAGCCTTGTGCGTTCGATGCACCTGACTACTGGGTGCGAGGCATCGCCGACTTGCTGGTCGTGCGGGATGATGTTGGTTTTATTGTTGATTACAAGACTGGCAGTAACCGCTACCCTGACCCCAAGCAGTTGCAGTTGATGGCTCTTATGGCATTTGCGCACTTCCCGCAGCTGCAACAGATTAACGCTGGCCTGTTATTTGTTGCACACAATCACTTTGTAACTTCCGAGTATTCGAGAGACAATATGGACTCGTTGTGGGAAGATTTTTACTGGAATCTTGAGCGCTTGCGCTTGTCCCATGAGAATAATTCTTGGCAGGCTAACCCTACGCCCTTGTGCGGATGGTGTCCAGTAAAGACTTGTCAATTCCACAAGGGGTAATCATGCCTTATGTAAACAAACCTAGACCGTACAAAAAAGAGTACGAACAACAGAAGGCTCGAGGTGAGCACGAACGCCGTATGGAACGCCAGCGTGGACGCCGTTCAATCGACAAAACCGGCACTGATGCCAATGGAAATGGCAAGGCAGACCGCCGAGAGGGTAAGGATGTAGCGCACGTTCGCGCCCTAGATAAAGGCGGCTCAAATAAGGATGGCCTACGCATCCAAAGCGTTGCTAAAAATCGCTCGTTCCGGCGCGATTCAAAGGGTAATTTGGTCTCAGAGACCAGCAAAAAAGAACGCTCTAGGTGAAAATACCTACGATTCCAACAAAAAAATTACTTGACTTATAGAGTTTTGGCCTCATAATTAAGTCAATCAAGGTTCAGTCGTTAGGCGTGAGTGGGCTGATGGGGGTTTTGTTGCAGTTGCTCGCTTGTTTTACCCTCATAAACCGCGTCAGTTAGTCGGTGGGTACTCTCCTATGGGACATACTTTCGCCCGCGACAGGACTAACCGGATGGGGGGCCGTGCCCCCCGTTCGTAACACCAATTTAGTTTGAAAGGCAGTATGAATATAGTTGACGACACCGCACTGCGGTTCCATTGCTCTCATGATGTGGCTAAGCAAATTACCACGTACATCGACAAGAGTGAATTAATTGGGGCCGAAGGTGGACACTCAGAGGTGCTGATGTACTGGGGCATCAACGAGGTGCAAAAGCTCGTTCGCTTACTGCCTGACTCTAATAAGATTCCATCTCCTATTGAGCGTG